TCATTGGCTGGTAATGCACCACCAATACTATCTGTTACACTATAACCAATCGTTCTATATGTATTACCAATTGCTTCATCAAATGTAATTGCTGTACTTGGTCTTGTAATTGTAGTATCAACACCACTAATTCTAAAGTTTAAGTTATTTCTAATAATAACTTTTTGGTCATTTGTTAGAGCGGCAAGTAATCCTGATTTTGTAGTATTATCTTGTCCTGTTGTTGCAACATTTAATTGATAAACAGCTTCATCTCTAACTGAATTTTTATATGTAAATCCTGTAATGTTAGCTGAAGTACTTAGACTGTATGTAATTTTTTGTACTGAACCGCCACTAACGTAAGTATGTACTAATCCGCTTTTACCACTATCAAATACTATAGAAGTTGTATCAGGTACATCATAAATTTGGAATATGCCTGTAGATTTTTTACTAGCTGTATCTGGATATACTTTGTTTCCAAATGCACAACTTAAGGTAACATCTGCAACTCTAACATAATCTAGTTTACCCCAACCATGTGCTGAACCAAATGTAACTGTAGTTAAGCCAGTTGTATTGTCATAAACAAACCCAGTAACTGGAACCGATGATCCAGAGTTTGACGTTGTTACTTTTTTAGCTGTACCACCACTAACGTATGTGTGTTCAACTTTACTAGGTGGTAGGAAGAATCCTAATTTATCATTATCTGGTTTTGTTTTAACTGTATAAAGTCCTGGTGTTGTAGGTGTAGGATAAACTTTAACACCATAGCTACAACTAAATTTTAGACCATATAAATCAATTGAATCTGATGCCGATAATCCGTGTGCTGATGCTACAGTAACAGATAAAATACCTGTACCATGTGTATACGTTGCTGATGTAACAGCTATACGTGAACCAGCAACAAGATGTCCACCACTAACGTATGTGTGTGCTATAGAACTTGTACCTAAGTTAACTTCAAACGTATCAGCTGTTAAACCACTTGCTAAAACTGTAAATCCTGTTGAAGGTGTAACAACTGGATATGTTTTGTTTCCAGTATCACAACTTACAGTCATGTTTCTTATTTCTATTATATCATCAATAGCCATTCCGTTTGCAACTGCGGTAATTTCAGTTTGCACACCTGTAATTGATGTTTCTTGTACTGTACTAATTTCGTATCTAGCCCTACCAATTGCCCCACCATGATCAATTTCTATTTCACTCTTTGAATGTGGAACATATTCAACATCACGAACATATATTTTTAATGCATCAACAGGATGATCATATACAGCACCGCCATCATCATAAATTCTAGCAGTTTGGACCATATTTGTTGATGATGTAATTAAATCTGGTTCTTCATTTGGATCTGATCCTGCCGCAACAAGACCATATGTACCATAAGAGTTAGATCCGTTTAATGATCTAATATCACTACCATTATTAGCAAAATAAGCCGCTTCACAATAATATGTAAATTGTGAAACTAGTTCTGCAAGTCCACCGTTATTACAAATAGTACCATAACCTAAATCGTTAAGTTGTACCCAGTCATTAGCTAAGAAGCTTCTGTTACCTGATGTTTGTAAAGTAATATCAGTTGGCATAGGTTGTGTAAACCCGCCATTGTTCCAACCTGACGTTGGATTTAAAAGAAGTTTAGCAGTACCTGCCTCTTGGTCATAATTTGTAACTGCATCAACTTGGTATCTAATACCGTCAATATAAAACGGACATGGTACTTGTGGTTTCTTTAAACGTAAACCTTGTCCAACTAAACTTTGTACGTTTAGTGTAAAGTTATCATCTTTGCTGTTAACGACAGTAGTCATATTTCCAGCAAAACCGTCTACATATAAACCACCTCTAAATGCTTTTTTATTAATGCTTTTTGAAAAACTTGAATTTGTTTGTCCATAAGGTGATTTAGTTAAGATTGCACCAAATGGATCTAGGACAGCCATAAATCCGCCGTGACCTTCACAAGTTAAGTTTCTTAAGATTGTAGCATCGTTCATTAAGAAGACGTCTAAGTCTGTATTATTTTTTGCTGTACTTAATTTGTTAGTTTTATCAGTTAAGTAATGATATCCATATCCTGGATCATCATAGTCTGGTAAATTAGTAAGACCATTTACAACAACTTCTTTTAAGAAGTCTAATAATGTATTAACTTTAGTTTGTGCTACGGCTTCACCTTGTGTTGAGTCTAATACTTGTGAAGTAACAGTTTGTGTAGGTGTCCAGGCCGCATTAGTTAAAACAAAACCTAAAATTTCTTTCATTTTAAGTATTGCCGCACCTGTTTCTGTTTGTTGTCCTGAAACCTGTGATGTTGCTCCATCCCAATACTTGTCAGCATTAAGATGAGTTTTAGAATTTCCGCCCCATCTTAAATCAAAAACAAGTCCATCAAGAATATATCCCATATCCCTTTCACATTTTTGAGCTTGACTATTAGTAAGGAAGCTAGGATATGTTGTATTAATATATGAAAGAACTTCATCTTTAATAAATTCTTTGTTTAAAGTTATTAGTTCAGTTGCATTTGGATTCTGTTTAGTTTGTACTGCTATTCCATCAAATACAGGATCTCTATAAAAATGTATTGCCGCCCAAGGACTTTCTGATACTCCTGGTTTAGGTTTAATAATTACACGTCTAAATTCATCACCTTTTAATGAAACGTTATTGCTAACTTTAATTGGATAATGTTCAAAGTATGTTCCACTTTCTATATGAATAGTAATTTGTGGATCTTTAACTTTGTAACCAAATTCTAATTCTTCACCTAAAGTGTATGTTAGAGGTTCTAATAATTCTAATTCAATTGTATCATCAACTGCACCATTTGTATATTTTACAATTCGTCCAACTGCCTTAGAAGTTTTACCTCTTATAAGTTTACCTGGAATAAGATCATTGTTTAAAGGATTAGCTTGGTCACAATATCCTTGACTACCATTTGAAATAGTAATTTCCCAAGTACTACCTTCAACAAGTTGTGGAGCTGATTTATAACTAGGTCCAGTTATAAGAGCTGTAATGATATCCCATTTTGCTCCAACTGATGTTTGTCCAACAGCGTCAACTACTTGACCTGCGTCAATAACTTGTGAGTAAGTTTGTTGGTATAAAGTTGTTTCAGTTGTATTTGTTATAATCTTATTATGTAAAGATTTAGCAAATTGCTGTGCCGCAAGTGTTTGTGTCTGTTGTGTTGTTCTTGCTCGTTGTCCACTTACAGAACTATAATATCTATAACCAGCATTAATTGAATGATAGTTTGCAGTAGTACCATCTAAGAGATCTAATACAATACCGTCTAGGATGTAACCTAAATCTCTTTCACATAAATCTTTTGAATATACATGATCTGGATATGTTTGATTAATATATGCAATTGTCTCTGCAATAATAAATTTTCTATTAGCATCTGTTAATATTTTTACTTCTTCATAGCCACTACTGTTTTTTACGCCGGTTGTTGTTACTTGTGCTTTATTATTTCCTGCATTATAAGTAATGTCTTGTACATAAGGTCCAATGCCAGTTGGTGCAGTATCAGTTATTTCTTCAGCTTTAAGTGCCGCCGCCGAAACAGTTTTGTATGCATAGTTCCAAGCTCTACCTTCATTACCTTTAGGTACACCACGCATTGTGTCATCACCAAATGAACTTACATATAAGTTTGTGTGTGATGCGTGTGCAGAATTATCAACATAGTATTTTGATGCCGCTTGTAATGAATCAGGATTAGGAGTAGGTATTGTAGCACCTGTATATGTTCCTGTTTGTATAATTGCGTTTAGAATACTAACTAGTTCTGTTACTCTATCACCTGAACCTGTTTCACCATTGTTTGCTATAGTTTTCTGTGTAGTAACTGTTTGTAAAGATGTATATGCAGTATTTGTTAAGATAAAATCTTTAATAATATCACGTAATTTATCATTAACACTTACAGCATAAGCTATTTCACCTGCGCCTAATTGTGAACTAGCGCCATCCCAATAAATTTTACCTGTTCTAATTACTTCTGCATTACCACCAAACTTAATATCGTGTGCAATTGCATCAATATTATATTTTGTATCTCGTTCACATTTTTCATGTCTAGCTGTAGTATGTACACCTGGATTTTGTTGATCAAACCAAGCCATAACTTCATCAGCTAGGTATTCTTTATTTTGTGTTATAAGACTATGTGCATATGGTGATTGTGGAGTAGCACCTGCATGAGCACCTGGATGATCATGTAAGAGCAACGCTCCAGTCATTGTATCGCCTTCGCGTCTTACTACAGATTTTCTCGGTAATGCTTCAGTTGAAACCCAGTTGCCGGTTAATACACTATCGTATGCGGCATCGAACATTGTTTGTGTGCCAGTTCCACCCGACGCAACAATTTTTACTCTTGTACTATCATCGTTGTTTTGTGCTTCAGCTTCTGATGTATGAATACTTAATTGATCAGCTGTAACATATCTTAGATAATAAGTTGTTCCTGTTGATAAATTTGTAGCATCAGTTCCTGTTGAATTATATCTGTACGCAATACCATTTGAACTAGTTTCAAATCCGTGATTAGTTGCAATAATATCACCATTCGAAAATGACTCAATAGTAAATGTATAAGAATTAGCATTTGGTGGTTCATTACGTACTCTAACTTGGCCAGCACTTCCTGGTCCACCTGCTGAACGTAAATATCTACTGTCAGCATAGCCACGTGTAATAACTAAATCGTCTAATGTAAATGTTGTACCATGTGCTACGTTTAGAGCAGTTACAGCCGCGGAAGAAATATTTGGATTAGCAATAGCTTGGTTAGCCGCATTTAATGGTCCGCCTAATGCAGGAGTAATGTCTGTACTAATAATAGTTCCAGTATTACTAATTTTAATTTGTTCGTCATTTAATGAATCAACAGTAATACCTAAACCACCAACAATACTTTTCATTAGTATTTGGTCGCCAGCGGCATTTGATTGTGGTACTTTATATGCTCCTAATTGATCTGGAACATCACTTAATGATCTAAAAGATATTTGTCCGCCTTGTCCAAAGACAGCATAAAGTTCTGTAAAGTTCTCATTAGCTTTACGAAACGCCTCACGTATACTATCACCAGTACCGTCGTTACCTTCTACACCTATATTAACATTTTGTTTTGCCATTACTAAAATCCTACGGATTCACCGCAACCACAACTTGATGTAGTTGCAGGGTTTGAAATATCAAAAAATGATCCAAAAACTTCTTTCTTATAATTAATTGTTGATCCTATTAAGTACATTTGACTTAAAGTATCAATACAAAATTTACCATTTTCTAATTGTATAATCTCGTCTTTATCTTCAATAGTGTCAGACATAGTCCAGTCGTATTGCATTCCTGCACACCCGCCACCCTTCATAGATAGGCGTACAGCCGGTTTCTTCGTCTCTTTAAGCATATGATTCATCTGTTCTTTTGCTGAATCTGTCAATGTTACTATTGCCATAATTTTTCCTTTGTCCTATATATTTATCAATAAGTCTAGGATCCTAATGTAATTCTATAAATACTTTTATGTTTATAAGAACAGAACAAACGATTCAATACTTTATGCGTAAAGGTATAAAGGGCGAACACCATCCTTATAAACGTAAAAAGACCTTAGTAATATTTAAATGTGATAATTGTAGTGAAGAATTCACTAGAGATAAAGGCCGTATAGACCCTAAAAGGCTATGCGACGATTATTCGCACGTTTGCCCTAAATGTGATCCTAAAAGATTTGCTCAAAAACGAGGGGTCGAACAACGTAAAAGATTGAACTTAAGAGTAGATAGTATGATCGACATCACTAAACTATGATGTCGATCCACACTAATCTAAATTGTAATTGAAAATTATTCTGATTTCCAAATATTATAAACGCCCCATGCAAGAGCACCCCATAGTATAACACTATTAAACGGTACAATGCCGAGAATAACTAATAACGCCGCACCACCAATGATAATACCATTCCATGATGTGCGTTCTTCAAAACGTTCTTTGATCCATTCAAACATAATAATACTCCTTACAATGCTTTGTGTAGTTGATCGACTAACTTCGATTTAACAAGTCTACGGTCCAATTCAATACCTTGCTTTCTTCCTAAAGCTTCTAAATCTTTTTTAGTCATTTTAGAAAGTTGGGCTTTAGTATGTGATTTTGCTTTTTTTGAAACTCTCTTTCCAAAAGGTTTTTGAGGTGTCATTGTTTTTTTAGACCAATGAGTTACGTGATTATCAATAGAAACTGATGGGTCACGTTTTTCCTCTATAATCTTTGGTTTTTGAATTTCTCCAAAAAAGACTTCTTTAAGCCATTTAAACATTAGATGGGTCTCCTCGAAATGGTAGTCTAGTATATATTTAGCTGTTTTTTAATATTAGATAGTAATATTGACTTTTTTGCCCTTGCCATTAGGGTCGCAAAACGGTGGTATAAGAGTTTTTTGTTTTAATCTACTCTGTTTAAGGCCGGTTTTTGCCACAGGTTCAACAACTGCATGATCTTCTGTGGATAAAGTTCCTGATAGTCTCATGATATTAGCTAATGATTTCCCCATACCATATGAACGTTTTATTTCCATTCGTCTTCACCTTTTTGTCTTTCTCGTTCTTTAATACACCATTCATCATCTGGTTGAAACATACAATTAAGTGCTTTCCCAACTCCGCCTAATGTAGGTTTTGTTTGTGTTCCCGTACAACCTGATAATAGCATAATTATTATACCTATTAGTACACCTTTAAAAAATGTGTACCATAATAATCCATAATCCGAAATACCAGTTTTTCTTTTAAACCAGTCTATTCGTCCTTTATGCCATTTTAATATATTTTTCATTTATTATATTTAGTTTGCAGTTATAACCTTTAATTTTTCTACAGTTGCTTTTAACAATTTAGTATAATCAGGATTTGTTGAAAATAGATCTAGTGTATCAATTAATTTATTATAATCGTAAATTCCTGCGTCAACCATATCCATTCTTAAATTTCTAAAATCTTCGTATGCTGGATGACTATTTAACAAGTCAACATAATCTTGAATTGATAAACATTTTGTTTTATAGACTTTGACACCAAAGTCGGCATTTGGAATATCTTTAGGTTTTATTTGTGGAACTTTAGGATCCCAAGTTCTAACACCGAATAGTGCATTTCCTTCTATTGCAAATCTACTTGTTCCCCAGCCTGATTCTAATCCTGCTTGAGCTTCTATTATTAAAGATGGGACTCGCTGGCTATGAGGTGTTGTAAAATTAATGTAATTAACACATTTCCTTACAGCCTCAACAAAGCTCTTTTTATCGGTATAAACAAATTCTGGTTCATGTAGCCCTAATTTAACTGCTATTCTAGATTGTTCTATCTCAACACGTTCAGTTATTTTATCTATAATATAATAGTTTGGTTTAAAAGTTCCAAAACCGAAAGATATAATACATGATGATATTGCTATCAGTATCCATATAAAGTATTTTAATTTATTACTTTTAAATATTTTTTTCATACTATAATATAGCAGAATTTGGTTTATAAGTCAACCAATGTTAATACCAATTTTCGGAACACCAAGGATCTATGGAATCTTTTGGATTTGGGTCACCGTGAAAAACAGCAATACACGTTTCACGTAAGATATTTGGTGTTCCAGGTTCTTTAAAATTTCGTTTTCCAGTAACTCTAGACATTTCGGGTTTGCCTCGCATTTCCCATTTATAACTTTGGATCCATTCGTCAGGCCAAAAACAGAAATTTGATTTAACATTAGCAAATAGCCAATCTTGGTCTCCGTGATACCTTGCTGAATGGTATTTTGGATTTTCCATAAACCGTTCATATACTTGACTATGTTGTCCTGTGTTAAAACGAATAACACTTGAATTCATTCGATCCCAATTTGATTGAACAATTCTATTAAAGTCACGAATGACGCAAAATTGTCCAGGATTGTAAGTAAACAACTTGTCCATATTTTTAAATATGATTACATCTAGATCAATGTAGAGAATTGTACCTTTAACAGGTAAGCCAGGATTAAAAAACATTGGCTTGTACCACCAACCTTGTACATCAGGTATTGCTGGAAGGGGATAAATTTCTATTCCAGGTTTTATGCCGTGTGCGTTTTCTGTAAAGACAGCAAAGTTAAAAGGTATAGTTAAATTCCTTGAAACCATATTGTGCAATACGTTAACATATTCTGCACTATATTTGTCGCCATGCTTTAAGCATACAACATAATTAGTCACGTACTTCTCCTTATAATGCTGGCTTAGAAGGAATTGCGCCGATACTTAATGTAACTCTTGGTTCTAATGGAATAGATTTATGTGGAGTTAATCTAGGAAGAAAAAACGCATCACCTGTTTTTACATGAAATAGTCTGTTTTCAGTACCTAACTCATCTGATATTGCATAAGCAACTTCGCCATATCCTTGTATTAGTAATACACTTTCGGGATCTCGGTGCATAAAGATTGAATGATGTCGATCTGAGAAGCTCCAAAAGAAACTTGCATTATAGATAGTTTCTGTATCGACTACCTTATAATTATTCATAAATTCTGTATAGAAAGGTCGAATTGTAGGATTGCTTTGTACATTACTCATATTACTTGCGTATTGAGTCATTACTGTATCGTTATTAGTAATTCGTGACTCATATTGGTTATGAGCTAATAATGTTGGGAAGTCTATTGTGTCTGCTTCTGGAAAAACATTATTCCAATGTTTAACTTCATTTTTACTACGAGCTTCGTTTAGTTCTTCCCAAAATTTTTCACGCATTTAATTTTCCACTATTGCACTATTACTACCGTGTTCAAAAACTTCAACAAGTGAAAGTCTTACACGACCGCCGGTATCTTCTTCAACTAATGGGCCTACATAGTTATAAACGTGTTCTGCAAATTTTTCACAACCAACACCGTCCATTAGGATTACTTTTGCAAGTCCTTTTTTATCTAAATCCATAAAGTCTTCTACATTAGGATCATTTTTATCAACTGCGAATTTATGATCAAAATTATCTTCTAAATATTGTTTGATCCATTTACAATTGCCAAAGTCATAAACCCAATTTTTATCGTCTAATTCAATTGCTTCAAATTCAAAACGAAATCCTAAACTGTATCCATGAATTAATGAACAATGACTGTGAGTTGCTTCTGCTTGTCTAAACGCACAACTAAAGCCTCTTTCGTTACCGTATGTTTTTGTACTTTTATATTTCATTTCTTCTCCTTTAAAACGGCGGAGTATTTTAAGAGGGTCGACGTTATAGTCCTCATTTGTAATAGTATATAACAATTAAGTTTAATTGTCAACCTGAATATGGTGTGTGTTGAAACTAATTGTTAACCGTTTATTGGTTTTATTATATAAACTTCTATGATATAACCAACTAGGAAATAAAACAAGCATTCCGGTTCTTGGTGTAAATTCCATTTTATCAGAAGTAAATTCAGTTGCGTTATTGTGTATTTCAGACATCTTTGGTCCTAGTATTGGACTTGTAAAAACAATTGGAGCACTATCTTTATCGCAATAAGGATAATATGCACCGCTTACAATACTTAATTCATGCCTATGCTCGTTTACGTGTCCATCTTCTTCTTGTATATTAAACCAACTTTTAGCAATAGTAACTTTATCTAATCCACACGTAATACAAAATTCATCTACACAATTTTGAATATCTTGTTTTAATGTTTTAAATTCTTCACGGTCTAAAAAGTTTGCTGTTTTATGGGTTTTACTAACAACATCAAAATATCTACTACTCGTTTTACCTTTGCCAATATCAACTGGCCATTTCATTAAAGCTTCATCTTGAAAACTTTCAATAGTATCAATTACTAATTTTTGATCAGAATGGTTTTCTAAATTCCATACTTGTACTAGTGTTGGAAATAATGAATAATCCGCTTTACGGAATTGTCCTTCAGGTATTGTCGCTTTCATGTCTTTCCGTTCTATAATCTTTTACTGTTCGCATATATCCTCTATCAGCATTTCGAATTGTATTAAAACTTATTACGTATCTTTTCTTACTAGGATTTGGTGCAACATAATGTCTTAACCAACTAGGGAATATTACTAATAAGCCAGTACGTGTCTGTATATCTAAATCATATCTACTGTAGTATGTAGGTTTTATAATACAATCGTTCATTCGTAATGGTTGTAAAGGACTTTCTAACATTAATGGTCCGCTTTCTTCTTCACAATAAGGATAGTATGCTCCACTAATTACACTTCGTTCGTGTCTATGAGTTCCAACTGAATTACCTTCTTCCATAGTATTAAACCAACTTGTTGATATAAGAGTATAATCTATTCCTGCTTCTTCACAATATGTATCACAGCATGATTGTATTGTTTTCCATAAGTCTACTAATCGTTTATCACTTAAGAATTGTTCATTGCCTGTAATATAACTACTTCTGCCACCTTGGACTAATCTATGATGTCCAACATTATCGCATTCGTTAATCATTTGAACGGCAACATTTTCGCAAGGATGTCCTATAATATCCCATTGAGATATTAATGTTGGAAATGCCGCTAAATGTTTTGGATCAGGTGGTCTCATTATCTATATCAAACTCAATTACCATTTTGTTACATACATTTGTTTGTTTAGTTGGCCATGGCTTATTATTGTAATAATAAAATGTAGTGTCAGGAAAATTTTCAAATACTTTGTCAATTTGATAAATCCAGTAACTAGGATCTATAGGTCTTGATTCTGTATCTTCATAATTTTCTGTTCCTTTATATATGTTATTAACAGTTTTAGTTTCTGAATATAAGTCAAAACCAATCATTGATATTTCAGTATTTCCAGAACTAAATCTATTGGCTATTGATGTTCCTAATAATACTGCATAAGGTCCGCTACCCCAATGCCAAGGATCGTCTGGTCTTGTATCGCCCTTATAAGGAAGTTGTGGAACTAGCCCACATAATTTAAATTCATCTCTCCAATCGGGTCTAGTATAGATAGCACCATAGTTACGTTCTTGTTGTGCTTCGGTAACCATACGGCGGTCACAACAAATTAAATGATTTACATAAAAGTCTCTAAAAATTGCGTTACAACCAACCTTTATACTACCATATTTGTTGATATCAATATCTTTTCTACTTTCACCGTTGCCAATTACAAGCATGACAATATTTAATAAATATGTATAACGATAGGGACAAATACGAATGACAGCAGTTTACGATTTTTTTAGATATATTAAATTATACTCTACAGACGGTGTAACCTTAGAACACACTATTGAAGCAGATGCCGTAACTGATACTCTTAGCATAAGCAGGGGTGCAGGAGTGGCGTGGACTGGTGCTTCTGCGGCTACAGATTCGTTTAAAATAGACGTTAATTACCAGCTAGAAGTTCCAGTATCAACTACTACCCTTAGATTAACTGATGTTAATAGTGTCGATCAGGATATAGTTCTTGTTGCCGGTACTAATATGAACATTGTACGTGATAATGCTAATCAATTAACAATTTCATCATTAGTAGGCGGTGTTAGTAAGTCAATTACTAGTATTACACAAGCCAATCCAGCAGTTGTTCAAACGACAAATGCTCATAACTTTACAGAAGGAACTCCAGTTACTATTACAGATGTAGTTGGAATGACCCAGCTTAATGGTAATGAGTATTACATGAACATTTTAACTGGCACTACTTTTTCATTGTATACTGACCCTGAATTAACAACTACCCTTGATAGTACAGGCTTTGGAGCATATACGTCAGGTGGTGTTGCTACTGCCGAATATGCAGGTGCAAGAAGCTTAAACGAATTATCAGATGTACTTGCCAATGTTGCTAATTTTACAAATAGTATTAAAATAGGTGACACTACAACAGGAACTTTAAATGCCGCAGATAATAACATAATCATTGGAGTAGGGGCCGCCAATGCTATTACACATGGCGATCATAATGTTATTATTGGGCACGACGCTCACAAGGCAATGACGTGGTCTGGGAATTCTGTAGTTATAGGTAATGAAGCCGTCGAAATCCCTAAGGGATTTATTTCTGGTGTTAGCATTGGTTCTGGGTCAACTGTCAACGGTGACGCTAATGCTACTATACAGTACTCTATAAACATAGGATATCAGGCAGGAAGTGGTAATACACAAACTTCTAATATTAATATTGGAGCACAAGCTGGGGCATTTAATGATGAAGACAACACTCAACATAATATTGCTATTGGACAGTATGCTCTTAAATGGTCCAAGTCCGGAGGTACTCCTAGAACAAATAACATAGCTTTAGGTTATAAGGCAGGACAAGGTACTATAAACTTTGCTGAGGAATCAGATGGTATCTATATTGGCTACGAAGCAGGCGTGGCAATAAAAGATGGTAGTAATAATATTTTTATAGGAAAGACTGCTGGTGATGTTGTTGAATCAGGATCTGGTAACGTTATAATTGGAGACTATTCTGGTACGGTCGCACTAACAGATACTATTGCAATTTACACTGGTGGTGGTACAGAACGTTTAACAATTGACTCAACTGGTGGGACGCTTAATGGTAATTCTATAGTAACTTCAAATAGTATTAGTGGTACTGTAACAGGACATATAATTCCAGATACAAATATTGCTTACGATTTAGGAAGTTCAACACACAAATTTAGAGATTTATATTTAGATGGTACAAGTCTTCATTTAGGTAGTACAATTTTAAGAGATGACGGTGCAGGTAATTTACAAGCAAACCTTACAAACATATTACAAATTGCCGCAGATGATTCAACTATACGCACAATTAATAGTGGAGAGTCAGTTAAGTTTGTTGGAGCAGGATCTGTTACAACGGCTACTGACGCCGAAGGTAATCTTACAATTACAGGAAGTACAAATATTGTAAATGATACTACACCACAACTAGGTGGCGAATTAGATGCACAAGATAATAATATTACAAATACAGGTAATATAGGACTAGGCGCAACTAGCCGTATTGATCTAGGATCAGAGATCAATATATCAGGTGATTGGCCAAATAATAGTTATGGATACATGGTACTTAATCAAACATCCGCACCTAGTTTTGCCAGCGGACCAAACATTGTTTTAAATTCTGCAGGCGCAAACGGCAATCAAGTTGGTGCTGACGGCGATTGGCTTGGTACTATTCAATGGCATGGTTATGATTCTGCCGGTAACAGCACAATTTATGGTTTTATACGAGGGAATATTGAGTATGCATCATCGCCGAGTGAAAAAGGACAACTTTGGTTTCATGTTGGAAATAGTGGTGGAAATACAAGGCCAATGGTTCTAACTAATGATGCATTAGAATTAGGTGAAAATGTAGATCTTAAGTTTGAAGGTGCAACTTCCAATGACTATGAGACAACCTTAACAGTTACAGACCCAACAGTAGATAGAACTATAACATTTCCAGATGCAACTGGAACTGTAGCGTTACAGAGTTGGGTTAACACACAAATTGCCGCAAGTTCTACTAGTGATTTAACAGGAAGCGTATTTGCAGACGATTCAACAGTAATGGTTGATGGTGTTAATGCAACTTTGCCTAATATACGTGGTACTATGTCAGGACATATAATTCCAGGTACTAATTCGGTGTATGATATAGGTAGTGCCGAATACAAGGTTAGACATTTATTTCTTTCTGATAATTCTCTTTGGGTTGGTGATGAGCATAAAATTGATACTGGAGGCGGAAAGGGAGGATGGAAGAAAAGGAAAAAAGGAATAGTACCATCAGGTGTTCAAACTCTTTTAATAACATCTGTCTTTGCAGATACTAATGCTTTATTAATTGATTTTAAAACTCAAATTCACGATCCTGCTCCGTCAAATGAACTTGATCCAGATCATGCAGACTTTAATCCACCTACTAGTAAGTGGCAAGAGTTTTTAGCATTACATGGTCATCCTAATAAAACAGTTGACGACATTTATAATACTGCTACAGACTTTGATGATGAAAAAGAAGAGACAGATCAGGCAACAACAGAAGGTGATTTACTTTACTATGATGGGTCAGGATATAAACGTTTACCTCTTGGTACAGCGACCCATGTACTTACTGCAAATGGTGCCGGTAATGCTCCAGAATGGAGTGCTCCTAGTGGTGGGAGTGGATCATATTTACAAGAATTTAATCTAGTTGGGGCAGGTGAAAATAGTCCTGGTAGTTCTACGATTAGTATGCCTGTTACTACTACAAAAATAGAATATGATGTTGTAGCCGGTGGAGGTGCTCAATATGATAATAACAGTTCTGGACCTCCTGGTGAAGGTAAGACTGGAACTTATATTTTTACTGCTGGTGACTTAACGGCATTAAGTGGTAATAGTTATCAACTTACTCTACAAGCAGGCGGCTATGGCGGAAATGAAAATACAGGTACAGCACAACCTGGTCAAGAGTCGTGGATTCGATTAAACGGAACTTCTATTGTAGAAGCAACTTGTACTATAGGCGCTCGTGTTGGAGGCGGGCAAGGTTCGTATACTAACGGAACTAACGTTAGTCCTACCGGATGTATTGATAAATCTCCTTGGAAACCTTCGTTCGGCGAAGGTAGTCCAGGTCGTGTCGTTGGATTTGTTCGTGTTAGATGTTATAGTTAATTAAAGTATTCTAATTGTTTCTTCTTTCATATATAGAAGCGGACATAAGTGGCATATCCATCCTTTAGATTCTATAATATAAAAATATGGCTCTTGCATTTGATTAGAATGACACGTTGAAAATGTTATTGTGCCTTTCTTTTCTTCTGGTTCAGAATTTAAGTTACAATCAGGCAATTTAAATTCTTTTAAAATATTAAATCCCCATACTTCATCAATACTTCCGTTTTTATCAGTATCCATATAGGTAGTCATAGTGCGTGGAATCTCTGTAGCATTCCACCAAGCCATATGCTGAAAGAAATCAGTCTTGTTTGAGAATATAGTTGTAGGATCTACTACTTTATTAGGAGCAGTAATATAATTTTTCCAGTTATTTGCGTATACTGGCGCGGATATCATGAGGCACAAAAGTACCATTACTAGTTTTTTCATATTACTTCTTTCTTTTAGATTTTTTAATTACGTCTAGGTCGTGTTTATGATTGTCTTTTACTTCAACTACGTCTCTTTTAATTTCACGTAGATGATCTTGAATATCTCCAAACCTAGCATAACTATCTGTGAAAAATTTATTTAGGTTATGAATAGCATCAATAACCCACCAGAACCAAAAGAACGCAATAGTTCCAGATATTGTAGCAATTCCAATTAGAACATAATCGAGTGCTTGTGTGGCATCGAATGATATGAGTAAAATTAATAATAATAGTGCAGTTAATGGGAAAACTCTGCCTGCCCATGACCAGAATTTGGTCTTAAGATGTAGTTTCATTGTGTTACCCCTCTATAACACCAAATGGTTTCCAATCCCCAGGTGTTCCGTTTTTAATACAAATCCAACCAACATATCCCGTTGGTCTTGGCTCTTGATTCCAAACTATATCACCTTTAACGTAGATTCCATTGCTTGGTGGTTCAACTCCGACTTCAAATTTTTTATTTTCAAATTTCACTGGACCGGAGGTGCTGAAACATACGTCAGGATTATTAACTCCTACTCCTAATTTTCCTTTAACTGTTGTGATAGAATCACTATCTGATCCTATTTCAATTCTATTGTTAGAACGAATCTTAATTCTTGTTTGATTATCAGTAATTAGGTTCATATCACTTGTAGTATATGCTCCTACATTGACTGAATCATATTCTGGATCAACAACGAATTCTACTTCGTTACTGCCGACACTTAATTGTCCGTTGCCTAGTTCTGTTCCAATACCAAATCGCATTTCGTCTCCGTTATAAAAGACGAACTGATCGATTGTAAGACTGCCTTCAGTTTTAAGATTACGTAATGTGCCTACTTCAGTTAAACTTGATTTTACTATATCCGGGCCTAGTTCTGTTGCACTTAATACTGTGATATTTCCGATTTTATATTCATGACCAGTATGTAGGTCAAAGTCTTCACTAGACCAAATACGATCTGGATTACCTTGCATCACTAGTTGCTTGGTATGATCATATCCGGTCCATAATAGACCTTTTCCATATGGTGTATTATCAACTGAACAAACAAACTCTAATGGGCTCGTACGTTCGTTTCTAACATCTGCTTTTAATTCATCTACTTCTATTTTAGTAGCAGTAATAGTACCGCCTACGTTAAGATCGTTTTCTACAGCAATATCGCCGACTAGTGTAGCAACATCTACGTTATCAACGTATAGCCCATCATCTTTTACAACAATAGTCTGTTTAGTTGCTTCGTCGCGAATACCTGCACTAGAAAACTGTGCAATTTTACCACCTTGGATCTTGTCACCACTAAGACTTCTGTTAGGAATCTCAGGTGCTGGCAATTCTCTATTAGCAATAGTTTCGATTGCTTCACCTAGTTGTAAAAGACCGTTTTTTACTGCTAGAATTTCTGAATCATTGATATCATTAGTGCTCATACTAGTATTTATCTTACAGCCTTAAGAATAATAGTATCGGTATTAATTCTACCATTTAGCTTAATATCAACAGCATTAATATTGTCTAAAAATGTACGCAGTTTAATTTTACCCGATTCTTTAAATTCTTTAAGTTTTTCTTCTGGCTTTCTAAGTGTCTTTTGTACTGATGTTTCTGCATTAAATCCTGTAATAGTTGTACCTTTAACACTTAATCCTGTTCCTTCACGTTCTAAATGCATCGGATCAAGACTACTTGCCATATATCTTCCTATTTTGCGTGTTTTAACATTAAACACCCATAGTTCTTCACACCCTATAATATCAATCGGATTAATACTAGCTAATTGGAATTTATTATCTTGACGTGCATATTTTAGTTTAGATACTATCTTTTCTTTACTTCGTGGTGCTCGTTTGCGTGTTTTACGATTAGCTTTAGCTGTATCAATAACTACTTCTAATGCACCCATAAAATTCTGAAATCCTTCAAATCGACGTTGTAAGCCTTTTTTATCATAACAAGCATAAGCCTCTATTAATTGCAGATGCCAGTCTTGTTCTTTTTCAGGCAGTTTAGCTAATTCTTTTTTGCTTAAAGGATTTAACAATTCATTTAATTCAGCTATTTCGTCAGCATAAAAGTCCTTCATTTTTCTAGCATGAGCTTGTGTTGTTTTAACATCTAGAAAATGCTTTGGAAAATTAAAACCTTTAGGGTTAAATTTATGAGGATCGTCTACCCAAGTTTCAAGCCAAGTATCTATTGCGTCTAATTGCAAATATGTTTGTGCTTGAATACGTTCTTGTATAGTTGGCTTTGGGCCTCCTACTTCTTTTACTTTCTTTTCTTTTTCTTTCTCTTCTATCACTTTTTCACCATCAACAAACAATTCATCTAGTTGTTTATGGACCCATTCTGTTGCCGGCTTTGCTTTTCCCATTAATCCCGGCATCTTATCTATATATGCCTGTGTGTCTGGATGTATATCAGGCATACCTCTATTTAACAATCTACATAAAGAACCAGTTGTGCAATTAAAACGCCATTCAGGGTTCTTAGCAATGGCTTTGCTTTTCTTTTTATAATCTTTATGCTCTTTACAATAGTCAAGAATCCACGTTTTAAAATGTGAACTCTTATAATCCATGCGATAAAAGTCCATCGCACTATGTTTTGCCTTATAGAATTTCTCGATTGGCATACTGAGACCATTTGACAAATCTGGTTCAGTAAGTTTACTACGTGAAACTCGAGAAGCTCTAGCTTTTTTCTTTCGGGATGTTCCCTTAAGAGCTATTCTTCGTGCCACCTTACTTTCTCCTTAAGATATACCGATGCATTAGCTATTATATAGCAAGAAAATTAAAAGTCAAGCAAAAGTGAATTAATATTTAGATTTTTTCGTTCGATTCAAAGCCTCTAAAGCATTTAAATCTAGGAAATCTTAAGCTATAAGTATTTGAATCTTGTGATTTTGTACGGGCGTCTGCTCTAATCTCAACTAAAACACCAATGAGCTTATCACGGCTAGCCCAGAAGCTATCACGTTCACTGTCAGTGAAACCGCTTCCACAGTTAAGGTGATAAGTGTGTCCATCGTCTTCTCCTTCTACTATGATAGCACCCAAACGTCCTTTGTTACGTCCGGTACCTTCTTCAACAGCAACTACTTTTAAAGTTACTTCAATAAATGGTTTTAGCTTTAACCAATGTACAGATCGTTTACATTCGTACGGTGCATTTAGATCTTTGATCATAATACCTTCATAACCACCGTCTACAGCCGCTTTGTTTACGTCTGTGTACGTTTTCTGTCCTTCATGGGTCTCTAGGTCTACTATTTCGTGATCCAGCACTTGTACGTGCTCTAAGGCGTCTTTATTAGTGTCATACCAATGCTTTAACATTAGTGTTCGTTGTTCTTGTGGTTTATCCCAACCACCTTCCAAAAAGTCTTTTAATGGAATAAAATCGAAAAGGTGTAAAATGGCATCTTTAGCCGTAACATTACTTTTACGATGAACTTGTTTCATTAAGTCTTGGAAATTGTCGCTCATTACTTCTCCATCTAAAACCAAATCATATGGTGGTGGAGATTTTTTAACAACCGCTTGAATTTCATGAATAATATGTTGAAAGTTTATAAACTGTTTTCCGTTTCTACTAAACTGTTCAATATTGCCGTCTTTACGAACAATAGTCAAAACTCTTACACCGTCTAGTTTAACTTCTAGCATTTTTCTACCAGTAAGTTTCTTTTCGTGTTTTGCAGAGTCTTGTGCTAGTTGGCAAGTAAATACAGGTACACTATATTTTTCAAATCCATTTTTCTTAGCTACATTGTTTACAGTTTTTTCACTTACACCGCAACGTAAATCTTTAATTAATATTCTACGATAAAATCCATTCCATTGTTCTGCGGTTGCTGAACTCATTACAAGATTAATAGCATCACGTGCCGCATGACCTGTAAGTTCTCTGTCTCTAAGTTTTTCAGCTAGTTCTTTAAATACTTTCCATTCACAGCCTTGAGCTGAAATAACTGTATCTTTTGTGGGGACTTGTTTTACGCCAAATGTGTATAAAGGATCTAAACACATTCTTACGCCTTCAAAGAACTCATCTAGTCCTTCGTTCATTGCGTCAAGCAGGATTGCTTCTTTAGAAAGACGTGAATTGTCTGCTTCTAATTTTTCGATTATTGCCTGTGGTTGGGTTCTCATATTGTGCCTCTTTTATTAAATTTTATACTTATAGTATAACATTTTGGCAACAAGATGTCAACCTCTTTTTATTCTTTTTCTTTTGGACAAGCTTCTTCAGTAGCTCTTAACCCAGCATCTTTGTTGTAAATCCATACAGAACTTGATATTAAAGTTCCATCCTCGGTTACATCACATTTTTTACCAAAAGAAATTGCTGGTTCTTTTGGAATTTGGGAACATCCGACTATAGCTATAGTCATCAGCGGTATCAATATTAATTTTACCATTATGTTACATCTTTCCTAATTATATGTTTCTTTGTTCAAAGGTATTTACTCTGGTGGACCCGAAGAGATTCGAACTCCTGGCCTTTGGTTCCGCAAACCAACGCTCTATCCAACTGAGCTACGGGTCCTTTTATACTGTATGCTCTTTTTTGGATTTTGTCAAATACTTTTTAAGTTTAGGCCACTCACTTTTATCTACAATATATCCTATACATTTTGGTGAGCCACACTTACAAGGATGATCAAGCACATCATCACGCTCATAGTCATAACCGTAGTTATAATTTAATTCTTTATTTTTATTAATATCTTTTTTTGCATATATCCAAATATGATCTTTTTTAATTTTTATATCACAATTTGGATCACATGAATGATTAATTAGTCTTGCGTGGTTTCTGGGAAATTTACCATCAATAAGATAATGATGACTTAATTCGAATATCCATACTTTAGGAAGGTGTTTGTCAGCTCGTTTATAACCAATTTTCTTTTTAACCTTTTCGCCTATGTATTCTATTATAGTTGTACCTTTTTTAATTTTTCTACTAGCGAATAGGCCAGTACCATGAACTTTGGATTTTTTCTTATACCAAAGTTTTTTAAAATGGGCATTTAACGGTTGCTCGTGGTACTGCATCTTTCAATAAATCTATATTTGCGTTTCCTCGCATTTCAACACCCGGCTTTACATTACAATTTCTAACCGAGTTGCAACTTGTAAGAACTAATATTAAAAACAGCGATAAAACGTACTTCATTATTACTATTTACTTCATAAAAAAAATGGACAACACCCTTAGGTGCCGCCCATTTTTAGGATTGAATTAACTAGAAATTTTAGTTAACTGACGTTGAAGCAAGTGCTTTGTAACCAGCGGCTACAACTGCTCTGCTCGGCGTACCAAGTCGATACTTCCTAGTTCCGTTCTTTTTGGTATTCAGATATACTGCATGACCAGAAAAACGAAGGCTTTGAATCACTGACTGCGGATTGCCTGCGCCAAATTTACTAGCGATTTGTGAGCTAGTTAGTTCTTGTCCACTCTTTAGAGCTTTAAGAACTGAGTCTTGAATTGTTTGTTTCATTTGAAACCTCCTCTTATTAATAAGTGACAGGTAATACTGTCATTCAAGTTTTACTATAATACTATATTACTTTAGCTTTGTCAACCTCTAGTCCGCCAATTATCTGAAATCAGGACCATGTACCCATCCAACTAATGACTTTCGAGTGCCTGTTTTAACTGGATGTACTTGATGAGGTATCCATGAAGGAAATAAAACCATTTCAAATTTTTCTAGTTTTACAAGTTTATTATCGCCACCTGTCCATATTTCAAGTTCTCCATCCTCGTATTCTTCTGGATCATTTAATCCAACCGAAAAAGATAATTTTCTTGAATCACAATTTGGTCCTTTTAATGCGGCATCTGTATGACATTTATAATGTCCACCAGGTGGGTAAACACTATATTGGAGAGTTTCTAGGTATGTAAGGTGGAAATCAAAATATTCATGATTAGCTTTATTAATTGCACGACTTAATGCATTATATAAGTCTCCGTTAGTTCTAGTGTCGATCCAAGCTATTTCAGTTACTCTAACCTTTGGATCTTTATCACCTTCTCCAGTTGCAATAAATTTGGCTGGGGCTAATAAATTATGAGTCTTTACGTGATCTTCTAGCTCGTTCAGTATCTTTTCATCAAATACATTTTTTAAAAAATGAAAAAACCATCCATTGTTTGCACTTGAATTAATCCAAAACATTAATAATCCATTACGCCAACAGGGCCGCTTCTTTGATCAATTTGTTTATAATGCCGTAGATAATCTTTTCCTAGTCTTCCCTCTATTTCAAAAAATGACCTAGTAAGACAATTCAAAAATTCACCAAATCTGGTTCCTGGAACACCTTCAAGTTGTATGCGGATACTAGATTCAGTTTCTGATGTATTAACCATTACATATTTGCGATATGGATTAAGTAGATATATTTTTCCTTCTTTAAGAGGTAATTCACCGAAGTC